ATGCGCTGTCGTCGGCGGAGTGCTGCACCTTGACCACCGCGCTGGTCAGACCCGAGTAGGCGGTGACGTGCAGGCTGGCGGCCCCGCCCCGGGCAGTCGACGCGGCACCGTCAACGCTGTCCCCGTCCGCGTCGGCGGTTTCCGCGGCCAGCGCGTGCAGGATCACGCCCATGTCCACGCCGTAGTCGGGCTTGGCCTGAATCTCGATCGGCACGGCGTCGTCGATGCCGGCGTCGGCGGTAACCGACTCCACGTCGGTCAGGGTGATCAGCGCGACCCCCCCGGCGGCAAGCCCTTCGGGCATGGCCGTCACGAGCAGCCCGTCATCAGTGCCGGACACCGCGTCGGCGACCGCCCACAACGAGCCGGCGTCGTCGTCGAACAGGCCCTTGATGCGCATCTCGCCGGACACCCGGCCCGGCAGCCACCGGTCCCCGTCATCCAGCGGTGTCGTGATGTCCCCGTAAGCCCGCTGGTGGGTGCCACCCCACCCGGTGATGTCCCCGGACACGTGCGCGCTGTTGACCAGCAACCGGATGTTTTTGCCGTGGCTACGCGCCATCGCCGTCCACCTCCACAGTGATCTCCGCCCCGTAGTAGGTGGTGCCCGCGTGCACGACCAGGTCGGAGGCGTCGACGCCGGTCACGTGCAGCCAGTCGACCAGCCCGCCCAGCGTCTGGTCTGCCTCGATCGCGGCCTTGAGGGAGCCGGCACCGGAGCCGGCGAGCAGCGCGTCCATCACGGACTGCCCGGACACGTCGTCGGACCGGGACACCAGCAGCCGGCAGGCGAACGTGATCCGGTCGGAGCCGCGTGCCGCGGCCTGGTCGAAGTCGACGCGGTAGCCGCCGACGAAGAAGCACGGCTCAACGACGCTGTCGGGCACGTAGCCGTGGCAGGTTAGGCCGGTGGTGCCGGATGCGGCACTGGCGGCCGTGGCCAGCGCGGACCGCACAGCGGAGATGTCCATCAGCCGATCCCGGGGAGCACGAAGTCTGCGAGCAGGGCCTGAACGTCCGGGTCGATGCGGGACAGCCGGATGGCGCCCCACTCGGCGGAGCCGGCCACACCCTCCGGGGAGTCCTTGCGCCGGAACAGGCGGCCGGACTGGATGAGGCACGCCTGCACCACCTGATCAGGGATAGCCGGCCAACCCCACGGTGCGGTGACCCGCACCCGCCGTGACGTCGACCAGCAGCCGCGGTCGCGGCGCAGCCCGGTGATCGGCTCCCCGCGTACCAGCGCGTTGTCCGGCTCGGCGAAGTAGTCGGTGACCGTCGTCCAGGTGGTGCCGTCACCGAGTTCTACGACCAGGCCGGTGGTGGTGGAGATGTCGTCGACCAGCAGCAGTTCACCGTCGGGGTCGGACACCACCCGGCCGCGAGTGCGCCACGTGCGGGCTGACGCCGATCCGTCTGCGTAGAACCGCCGGCCGCCGGTGTGCTTGTCGATCTGCCGGGATGCGCTGGCGCGCGCCTGGTTGAGCAGGTTGTCCCGCCCCGCATCCGTGATCTTCAGCGACTCTTTGAGGAGGGCCAGGGTCACGTACAGGGTGTCGTCGGGGGCCGGGATCGGCACGGTGCGTCTCCCCTCAGGTCCAGGTGCCCGGTGTGCCGGCGGCGGTGCACAGATGCCACGCGCCGGCTGAGTCCAACACCAGGTCGCCGGTGGCCCAGGTGCCAGATGCAGGCGCGCCCGCGCTGTCCTTGTAACCGCAGAGCCGCAGCGCGGTAAGGCCGTTCTTGCCGCCCAGTTCGGCAACGCCGGTGTTCGGGTCCAGGGCGTGCACGGCCGCGCCGTACAGAGCCGCGACCGACTCAAGCCGGCCCGCCCACTGGGTGTTCAACGCGTCCGCGCTCAGCCGGGCATAGGAGCGCTGCGTGCCGTCGTAGTCGGTGCCGGACCAGTTCGAGATCAGCAGGTCGACGCCGGTCGCTTCCAGGTCCAGCGCGCTGCCGCCCCTGCGTAGCCGGTAGCCCTTGTCGGTGCCCGCGATCTCCAGGTCACCGGTGAGGGTGCCACCGGCCAGCGGCAGCAGTGCGGCCAGGGCGGCGACCAGGCCGGTGATCTGCGACTGTGCCAGGGTCACCGGGTCGGCCCCGGCGGCGGCGTGCGTGGCGGCGTGAGTGACGTCGGCCTTGCCGGTGGCGATGGCGTCCAGGCGGGCGTCGTAGTCGGCGTTGACCGCAACCCGGGTGCCGCCGTCAACGGACACGTACACCGTGTCGGCGCCGTCGGGGAACCAGAAGCGGGGCAGCAGGCTGTCGGAGTCAACCGTCAGTTCGGAGTCGCTGATCGCGGCGCCGGGGGTGCCGGTGCCGTCGTAGGTGGCCAGGTCTGCCAGCGTGGAACCGGTGGCCGCCGCGTACACCACGGCGGTGCGTCCGGCCGCCGACCGGAGTGCTCCGGCAGAGGCGACGTAGACGAGCCGGCCGTTGGCGTCCGGGCCGAGTAGACGTGCCACGACACCCCCTCACTCGTGTCCGATTCGTGCCCGATTGGGTACACCATAATGCGCCTTCTGTGGCGTAAGGGTTTACGCTGGTGTAGCCGTCCGGCGTAGCCCCAACACCATCTCCACGTCCCGCATCAGCCCGAACGCCCGCCACGCCGCATACGCGGCCCGGTCCCGGGCGTACTGCTCGCCGCTGTTCACCCGCCGATACCCGTCGTCGGTGGGAGCCTTGCCGGCCATCGGGTGCATGTGCTCGACCAGCACATCGGGCAGATACCGCAGACAGCCAGCGGCAACGCCAAGATCCTTCACCGCGTTGTCGCAGTACAGGTGTTCGACGTCGGCGGGAACCATCCGCCCCAGCGCCCGCACGATGTTGGCGGTCATCGCCCACTGGGTAGGCAACTGGGCGCCCTGCAACCCGTCGTCGCCGTACACGATCCCGGTCCCGAGGTCGCGCAACTCGGTCAGGTAGCGGCGAGCCCACCCGACCGTGCGAGGCAGGTGATCGTCGCCAGCGAACCCGACCGCGAACAAACCCGGACGCAGCGTCAGCGCGTCGAGCGCTGCCGCGCTCAGCTTGGCCACCATCGGCATCCACTCGAACGCCTCGAACGAGGCCACCCCCGGTCCCGCCGCGCCAATCACCCTGGCGTACTCATCGCGCCGCGGATCGTCGGCGTCGAACGCGACCGCGAGCTGGGCGTCGCCGAACGCCTCAGTCGCCTGCCACGCCTCGATGACCTGGCGGACGTTGTCGGGCCGCCCGCGCGACGGGACGATGACCAGCAGGTCACTTGCCACGTCGCACCCACCAGCCCGCCGGGTGATGCGACACCGGGTGCAGCCGCTCAATGTCCTCATCCCGCTCCCACAGCGGGCTGGCAACGAGATGCTGCTCAACCGCGTCCAGCGGCGTCCCGAAGTCCACCAGCGGCGCCAACGACAACTGCCGAAGCTGCGAGGCTGGCGCAAACGCAAAGATGGTGTCCTCGACTACCAGATAGCAGCCTTCGGCCACCAGCGGCCCGTACAGGCCGATTTCCCTGCTCACGTGCGGTCCGGAATGGTCTGAGTCGAGCACCACCATGGCCCGCCGTCCGGCCACCTGCCGGCCGACCACGCCGGCCAGCCCCGGATGCGCCGAGTCGCCCAACACCCACGAAATCCGCGGATGCTCCGGGCGGCGGGTGCCCGCATCCACGTCGATCGAGATCACATCGACGCCCCGCTCGGCGAACCACAGCGCGGACCCGCCGAACCGCGACCCGGTCTCCACCACCACATCCGGCTTGGTCGTGGCCAGCACCCGCGCGTACCGGTCAAGGTCGGCGTGCAGCTTGAGGACCTTGACCCCGTTGATGCGCTGGATGTGTTCGCGGCGGGCGAACGTGCCCAGGCTGGCGTCAACGTCGATGTGTACCGGCAGGTTAGCCATCGGCGGCCGTCTCCTGCTCGGCGGCGGCCTGGGCGCGCAGCGCGGCAATGGCCCGCTGCGCCAGGTAGTAGTCCTCATCGGCCCATACCGGCTTCAAATGCGTCGTCGACACCCCGGTGTGCACGAACACCGGGATGCCGGCACGGCCCAGCCGGGCACAGAAGCTGATGTCCTCGCCCATCAGCCCCTGGTCGGCTTCCATCCGGGCACGGTCGAACCAGGTGTCGCCATGCTCGGCGCGCAGCTTGCCCAGGGCGGTGCGGTGGATCAGCAGAAACGCCGCACCGGTCGCGGCCACCCGGGTCACACAGTTCGGGGTGTAGTCGAACCGCAGCGCGAACCCGTTCCGGCCGGTGTCCGGGTTGGGCCGCCAGTCGTACAGGGTGGGGAACGGTTCGGTGATCCACCCGCCGCGCATGTCCGTGCGGACCTTCTTCAGCCCGAAGCACAACGCGCCGAGCACCGGCCGCTCGTCGGGGTCGGCGGCCTCCACCAGCCGGTAGACGGCGTCCTCGTCGAAACCCATGTCGGAGTCGATGAACAGCAGCCAGTCCGCTTCGGACTCGTCCAGCAGGAACGCCACCGCCCGGTTGCGCTGCTCGGCGAGCGTGTTCGGCGAGGCGGGCAGCAGCATCGGCCCGCCACCACGGATCAGCATCCCGTCGCGCATCGCGTCGTACGCCACCGACCGCAGGATGCTGTCGGTGTACGACGTGCTGTTCTGCCCGTCCGGCGGGCACAGGGTGACGGCCAGCACCGCCGTGGTGTCACTCACGGACCGCCTCCGCCTGCTCGACGAGGATGGTCAGCAGGTACGGCGCGCACCGGTCGCCGTAGGTCTTGGCGTCGCTCTTGAGGAGTCGTACCGCTTCGGCCTCGAAGCGTTCGGGCTCTTCCCGGTAGCGGCGGTCCCACTCGGTAAACGCGGCAGCCAGCCGTGCCTCAGTGACCTCAACCGCGCTCACGAGGTTGCCTTGCGGGGCCGCCCGGTGGCGCGCACCTCGCCGGGCGCGCGGGTGGCCCGCTCTACCGGCGGCGGGCCGGTACGGCGCACCTTCGCCGGCGGCCCGAACAGATCCGGCTTCGCCTGCACGAACGGGTCATCCGCCGCCCACGCCTCACCCTGCCGGACAACCACCCGCCGGCCGTCGTGCTCAGTCGTACACGAACGGCGGGCAAACACCGCCCCCTGCTGCTCTGCCATGACCTGCTGCCCCTTTCCCTGGATGGGTGGGGTCCGGCCGCCTCCAGGGGACGGCCGGACCCCAGCTTGTGTCAGTCCTGCGTGAGGATCCGGAACGCGTTGTCGACGATCGAGTCCGACCCCAGCCGCGACCACATCAGCAGACCCCGCTCACCGGTCGGAGTGCCGGTGGTGGTGTCCATGACGTGCTGGACCTGCTCCACCGTCGCCCCGACCCGGTTCGCTATCAGGAAGTGCCGCCAGTCACCGACGACGACCAGCGACACGTCCGACGCCGAGGTGACACCGCCGGTGCCGACCGCGTCGTCCATGTAGTCGTTCAGGTGGTACGGCTTGCCCCGCAGCGCCGGGATTCGCTCCTGCGTCAGGTTGATCGTGTAGTTGGCGTCCCCGCCAGCGCTGCCGGCCGCGAACTGCCGGATCGCGTTCTCCACCGACGTCGACGACATCCAGCGGGCGTTGGTGCGGAACCGAATCGGCAGCGCATCCCACAACGCATCGATGTCCTCCGGGTTCAGTTCCCCGTCGGTGGACACCGCCACCTGCGAGCCGGCCGCGGCCTCCAGCGCGGTCACGATGCCAGTCGGCTGCGCCGTCGTCCCCAACCCGGTGGTGAGGCTCTCCACCATCTTCTCGTTGCGGGACTCACCCATCACCATCGACATCTCGGAGGCGAACCCCGGGTAGTCGCCGCCGATCTCGAAGCTGTACTCCACGTACGTGGTGAGCCGCTTCGTCGGCACGTTGGGCTGCGCCAGCGTCGGCGACCCGTCCGTGACCGCGGTGCCCTCGGTCGTCCAGTACGAGGTGGCGCCCGCGCTGGAAACGCCCTTCCACTCGTCGTTGGTGATGTTCTCCACCCGCGAGATCGCCAGGAAATCGTTCGGGTGCCCCTGCGCCGTCAGAATGATCGTCGGGTCGATCAGCACCGGCACCCCGTACCCGCCGGCCCCGTCAGTCAGGCTCATCGCCCGGATTTCCTGCACCTGCCGGACCGCCCGGGACTCCTCCGGGGTGAACACCGCCGCGTTGCCGTGCGAGCAGTACCGCATGAACGCGTTGCGGTAGTGCTCGTTCTCGGTGGCCAGCATCAGCCGGGCCACCTGCGCGCCGTCAAAGTTGCGGGTGCTGGTACGCAGCATCCGCGCGACCCGCTCCTGCACCTGGGTGCGGGCCCGCTCGTCGAGGTGCTCGGTGTGCTCCCGCGAGTCCAGCACCGTCATCGCCTTGTCGCGCAGCTCCCCGCGATGCATCGACCGGATGTCGCGGCCGTCGAACGGCTCCACCCGGGAACCGAACTGGGTGGACTGCCACCGTGCGCGGGAGGCGCGCACCCGGTCGGCGCGCTCCTCACGCTCGACCCGTTCCACCGTGGCCCGGTGCTCCTCGTCGAGGGCGTTCCACTGCTCAGTCTGCTCCGGGCTCAGGTCGGCATCGCCGGCCTGCTCGTTGATGGCGCGCAGCTCGGCCTCAACGCCGGCACGCAGCGCACGCAGGTTGTCCAGCGTCGGGTTGGCCTCAGCCTGCCGACGCAGC